GCGATGGCCACACCATTGTCGGACTCAACTTGGCACTGTGGCAAATGGGACGATGTGATCCCGGTGGACGCACAGCGCAACGGATGCGATGGGCATGTGCTGCACCCTGATCTGGTGCCTTGGCAGCGCAAGGACGGGCCTGACGAGTTCACGGCGGTGTACGAGATCAATGGCACGACTGTGGCCAATGGTGACCCAGAGCAAGAGGGTGTGTTCAGTAGCAAAGAACTGCTGGCCAATGCTGATGCCTGTGCTGACAAGGGCTGGACGCAGTTGCACGATATGCGCAAGCAGTTTGGTGGAAGGGTTGTAGCATGAGATTCGGTTCTGTTTGTTCTGGCATTGAGGCCGCATCTGTTGCTTGGCATCCACTGGGCTGGAAGGCCGCATGGTTGTCCGAGATTGAGCCATTCCCGTCTGCTGTGCTGGCCCACCACTATCCTGACGTCCCAAACCTTGGTGACATGACATTGTTGCCAGAGCGCATCTTGTCTGGCGAAGTTGAAGCGCCAGATGTGTTCTGTGGTGGTACGCCATGCCAAGCGTTCAGCGTGGCAGGTCTTCGCAACTCCCTTGACGATGCAAGGGGAAATCTTTCACTCACTTTTGTAGGTATCGCCAATGCAATTGACCATGTTCGATCTGTTCGACGAGATGACCCGGCAATCATCTTCTGGGAAAACGTGCCCGGAGTCCTTTCAACCAAAGACAACGCCTTCGGCTGCTTTCTTGGCGCACTTGCCGGGGAAGATGATCCGATCCTCCCACCAGGGGAAAAATGGACGAACGCAGGTTGTGTGTATGGTCCCCAAAGAACAGTCGCGTGGCGAGTCCTTGACGCCCAATATTTCGGAGTGGCCCAACGACGCCGTCGTGTGTTCGTTGCCGCAAGTGCTAGAGACAACTTCGATCCCGCAGCGGTTCTTTTTGAGTTCAACGGCGTGCGCCGGGATACTGCGCCGAGCAGAGAAGCGGGGCAAAGTATTGCCCCCTGCGTTACAAACGGCCCTCCTTTTAGCCGCACAGGCAACGAAAGAGTAGAGGCTGAGGCGATGGTGGTGCAGCCCTTTGAGGTTGGCAACTGCTTGACCGCCCGTATGCACAAGGGCATCAACAGCACATTGGATGAAGGGCAGACACCTGTTCTGCACCCGGTTGCCATCCAAGGCAACCTCATAGGTCGAGACGCTGGCGGTCCGCAGGGTGTAGGCGCATCAGACGGCGGCGTGATGTACACGCTGACAAAAGCTGATGTGCATGGAGTGGCGCAGACGATGGCCGTGCGCCGCCTGACCCCAGTGGAGTGCGAACGCCTGCAAGGGTTCCCTGACAACTACACCAACATCCCTTGGCGCAAGAAGGATGAGTCACCAGACGGGCCAAGATACAAAGCGCTGGGCAACTCATGGGCAGTTCCAGTGGTGCGTTGGATCGGAAAACGTATTCAGGAGCAGATCAATGCTGCGTGAATACCAACAGCGCACCATCGACCAGCTTTATGCTTGGTTCGAGGCTGGTGGCCGTGGCAACCCCTGCTTAGTGCTGCCGACAGGATCAGGCAAGTCGCACATTGTGGCCGCGCTGTGCAAGGATGCCTTGCAGAACTGGCCCGAGACCCGTGTGTTGATGCTCACGCACGTCAAGGAGTTGATTGAGCAGAACGCTGAGAAGATGCGCCAGCACTGGCCAGGCGCTCCGATGGGCATTTACAGCGCCAGCATTGGTCGGCGTGAGTTGGGAGAGCCGATTACGTTTGCTGGCATCCAGTCGGTACGAAGCAAGGCGCGAGAGCTGGGCCACATTGACTTGGTGATCATCGACGAATGCCACCTTGTGAACCACAAGGACGAGGGTGGCTACCGCGGCCTGCTTGAGCAGCTTAAGGCCATCAACCCAGCTATCAGGGTAGTGGGCTTAACGGCCACACCTTACCGCTTGGGGCATGGCCTGATCACCGACAAGCCTGCGCTGTTTGATGCGCTGATTGAGCCGATCAGCATCGAGGAGCTGATCTTTAAGGGCTATCTGTCAACGCTGCGCTCTAAGGTCACCAAGGCCAAGCTGGATGTGACTGGCGTGCATAAGCGTGGCGGTGAATTCATTGAGTCCGAGCTGCAAGCTGCGGTGGACACGGACGACAAGAATCAGGCTGTGGTGCAAGAGGTGATGGCTTTGGCTGGTGACCGCAAGGCGTGGCTTTTCTTTTGTGCTGGCGTCAAGCACGCCGAGCACATTGCCGAAGCCCTGCGCCAGCAGGGGGTGACGGCTGCGTGCGTGACAGGGGACACACCAAAGAAGCAGCGCGATGAAATGATTGCCGACTTCAAGGCTGGCAAGCTGCAAGCGCTGACCAACGCCAACGTGCTGACCACTGGCTTTGATTATCCTGACATTGATCTGGTGGCTATGCTGAGGCCCACCATGAGCGCAAGCCTGTATGTGCAGATGGCTGGCCGAGGCATGAGGGTCAAGAGCCACACCGATCACTGCCTGGTGCTCGACTTCGCTGGCGTGGTGGCCTCACATGGCCCGATCACTAACGTGCAGCCGCCCAAGAAGGGTGGCGATGGCAATGGTGAAGCGCCACTTAAAGTTTGCGAGAACTGTGATGAGCTGGTGCATATCTCGGTGATGGTCTGCCCTGCTTGCGATCACCCTTTCCCGGTGCGGGAGGCCAAGAAGCTGCAACTGCATGATGACGACATCATGGGTCTGGATGGGCAAGAGTTGGAGGTGACAAGCTGGGCATGGCGTGAGCACATCAGCAAGGCGTCAGGCAAGCAGATGCTGGCGGTGACGTACTACGGCAGCCTGAGCGATGCACCAATCACCGAGTACTTGCCAATTGCGCATGAGGGCTATGCCGGGCAGTCTGCTGTGCAAAAGCTGATCACGATTGCAGAGCGTGCTCGAATTGTTCGCGGTGGTTTGAATGTTCCAACAATGATTGAGATGGCGCAAAACCTGAACAACGCCACACCACCAAGCATGATTGAGTATCGCAAGGACGGTAAATTTTTCAAAGTAACGAGAAGGAAATGGGAATGAGACCTGCTGAACCTGAGTTCTTGATTCAATGGCGACAGTGGCACCGTGCTGGCCCGCCGAGGTGCTGCCACACCTGTGAGCACTACGGCAATGATGGGCAATGCGTTGAGTTTTTTATGAAGCCGCCAACCGAGTTTGCTGAGACTGTTGACAGGTGTCCCAAGTGGGAACGAGAGGTGCCGTTTTGACTGATCGCATACCAACGGAGCACGAAGAGCAGCGCGAGGTCGTGCGCTGGTTTCGCCAGACCCACAGAGGTGTGCGCATCTTTGCCATCCCAAACGGTGGCCAACGAAGCATTGCCGCCGCCACCAGATTGAAGATTGAGGGTGTATCTGCTGGAGTCCCTGATCTGTTCATCCCTGCCTGGCGCTTGTGGGTGGAGATGAAGCGCATCAAGGGTGGCGTGCTTAGTACAGAGCAAAAGGATTGGATCAAGTATCTTGAGGAAGTGGGCTATTGTGCTAAAGTGTGCAAGGGTGCTGAAGATGCGAAAGAGCAGATCACCGCCTTTTTTAACCAAAACAAGGACACGCTATGAGCGACCAAATCAAAGACCGTTACATGACTATCCGACTGCCCGCAGATGTGGAGCTGGAGATTCGCAAACATGCCGAGCGCCACACCAGAACGCTGGCTGCACAGGTGCTGCACTACATCAAGCTGGGGCTGGCAAAAGAAAAGAAGTGATTAGGGTTTGTACTAGGTTGATAATGCTGTGTGAAATCGTGGTAAGATGTGGACGTCACAACAACCAAACCGGAGTAACCGACATGGCACATCAAATGCACTTAGACAAAGGTCCAAAAGGAATGGCAGCACGCACCGCTTGCGGTCGCAACATTTTGCGCACCCCAATGAGTACCGATTGGGAAAACTTCAAGATGGAGGTTGCTGCTTACCGTTGCATCAAATGTGTTGCCAGCAAGCAGTTTGAAGTTAACACACGCATGGACGCACGCAAGGCAGCTTAAACCCACGGGGCTTTGGCCCCCAGAAAGAACAGCATGAAACACCACAAATACAACCAGCACTACCAAGTCAAAGCCACCAAGCTGCACGCCCGTGCAGACGCTGCACTCAGCATTGCTCTGGCGTGCGTCATTGGCATTGCCTTGGCCGCTTGCTTGTTCTTTGGGTTGTCAGCATGAGCTGCATGAACACCCAAATGATGCACGCCCGCCAGTCTGACGAGGATAGGGCTGAGGCTTTGGAATTTGCAATTGAGGCGCGTGCTGCTGAGCTGATGACGCATGGCGAGGCGTGCGACCCGTTTGACGGGGTGAACATTTGCGAGGCTCTAGACGAGTCGAGCACCGCTGAGAAGATGGTGCTTGGCAAGGTGCTGGCAGAGCGCAAGTTCGATCAGGTTGGTATTTTGGTTGAGTGGCTCACTAAATCATATTGGGAAAAAAAGGCCGATGAGATGGCTAAGGACGAACTGACATGAACAGGTTTGAGGCGTGGGAAGCACACAACACCGCCAAGTTTGCCCGTGACTGCGTCCAGGCGCTGTCTGAGCAAGAAGAGCTGATCAAGAGTCTGCGAGAAGACTTGAAGACAGCCATCCGTGCCTATCGGCACTTATTAATCGAAGGAGCAAATAATGACCAAAACTACACCGTGGATTCCAGTAGGGCATCCTGAATTTAAATGGAGCAGTGGGGCTGATGTTCAGTCGCTCTGGCGCAAGTACGGCTGGACGCCGCCGTCTGAGAAGATGACGCCGCCGCCAGCGGAAAAGATGCAATGACTAAAGCACAAAGAATGTTTGAGGCCATCATGCGCACCAAGGGTCACACGGACTTTGTGCAAGCGAGGGGCCGTTACGTCAACACCAACCTTCAGACCCGCTGGAATTATTTCCAGATGGGCTGGGAAATGGCGCAGGCAACGTTATGAGAGACACGATAGACATGGCCCGTGAGGCTGGTGGCTGGGGTTACATCCATGATGCAGGGGATGAGCCGTATAAGTGGCAATTCACGCCAGCAGAACTCCAAGCCTTTGAAGCCATTATCCGTGCTGATGAGCGCAACCGCACATGGACACAAGAGCATTGGACTGAGTACGAGCGAAGCATTGCAGCAGCCGTGCGTGAGGAGTGTGCTGCATTGGCTGACAAGCTGGAATGGGCTGACCACAAGGGAGTGGCAAGCGCCATCCGAGCAAGGGGAAACACATGACCTGCAAACACCGTTGGATATTGACCCCATCACCACACCGCACTCAGTACCACTACCAATGCGCCAAGTGCAACCAAGTGGCATGGGCTACGGTCAAGGAACAAGCCCGTGAGAAAGCGTAGCAAATACAAGCCCAAGGGCGTGCGCCTTGACAACATGGCGTGGGTGCAGTCGGGCCTTCGCCGGGTCGATGAGGTCAGTGAGAGCGCCACGATTAAGATCAGGAACCACGACGCGATGAACACGTTGCGGCTGGGCACTGCGACCAAAGCAGAGATCGACGTCCTGATCAACGCCTTGAACGTCACGGAGGCGCTGGCCCGGCAGGGTGTTGGCAGCGACTGGATGCCCGAGCTGCGGGCAGCGCAAGATGCGCTGCTCACGCTCGCTAGGCGCGGTCTGACCAGTCGCTTTATCGTGCGCGGTGAAGAACTCAAGGCCCTGAACCTGGCAATGGAGATTCACGACGCCCAATTAGAGGCCGTAACGGTCAAACAGTTGGAAGCGGCGCTGGATTTTGTAAATGAAACCGTGCGCCTTAAAAAAGCGCGATCTATTGTGGAGACTGTATGAATCCGTTTGATTGGAAAAAAGACCCTCGCCCAAGCATCTTCTTGAAAGACGCTTATTTCAGGGCTAAGGGCGTAACCGCCAGCACCGACTACAAGGCGTTTGGCATCTACAGCCGGGCCAAGCCCAGCGTCAAGCCGTTCCTGAATAAGCACGAAGTGCCCAAGGGACGGCTTTGACCCTTACTTGCTTGCTTCAGCTTTGTTCAAGGCTTGATTGATTCGGGCCTTGACTTTGTTGTTTTTGATCTGACTGGTAGCGGCTTTAACAAGACTCAAAACTGGCACAGGCAAGCCAGTCATTGCGCCTGTTGCACCAGCCTCTCCCAATGCAGCCATCAGCGCCATAGCGGTCCCTGAGTTGTTGATTTGGGTGCCTGGTGGGACTGTGTTGACGTATTTAACAACTTCATTCAAGTCCCTGACAATTTGGGCTTGTTGCTTGCCCAAGATGATGTCAAGACGACCATCAGCATCAAGAGCATTGATTGCATTGTTTAGCTTTGCTGTGGACACAACTGGCCGACCTTGCGAATCTGTTTGCAAGCCACTTGTCGCCACGTTCTCAAAATGCTTGATAGTTGCACCTTGCAACTCTTTCATTGCCTTTTGACCATCTTTTCCGCTGGTCAACAGAACACGGCGCAAAAAAGTGACTTCTTCAGGCGTGGCGTTCAAAATCGAGCGTTGAAACGCCTCACTTGCTGCAACCTTTGGATCGTCTTTACCCTTGACCGTGGTCAGCAAGTTTGCGACAACAGCGCGGCCTTCATATTTTCTGGCTTGCTTCTCGCGCAGTGCTCTTGCCTCGGTGTAAAGAGGGCCGGAAACATCTTTTGTTGTCTCATCAATCAAAGACTTGATGATTGCAGACTCACGCTTGTTCACAATGTCGTAGTCTGTTGATGCGCTGATTTCTCGGCGCAATTGCTCAAGTGTCTTAACGTCTGTTGGCCTTGGGACAAGGTTTCCTTGCTCGTCAATGTCAGCAATGCCAAGTTTTACAGCGTACTGTTTTGCGGTGTCTGGAATTGCGGAAGATGGCACGCCAGTGGCTTTGCTGTTCAGATAATCAAACAGTGTTGTGACAGTCTCTTGCTCTCCATACTTGAGAGTTCTTGGAGTAGTCAAATCAACTTGGGCAAGTGCTTCTGGAGACTTGTCAGCACGAGTGTAAGCTGCCGACGTCTTTGCTTTTGCACCCTGCCAGCCTTTGGACAGCGCGTCAATGACAGCATTGCCTGTTGCTGCTGGTCCAATGGCAGCCGTCTGAGCACCAGACATATCAATCAGTGCATCAAAGTTTTGCAAAATCTGAAGGTTGTTCTCCTCTGCGCGTTGACGCAGTGGCTCACCCTGTGGGCCTCTAATCTGCTCTTTCTCAAACGCCAGTTGCGCAGCATCTCGTTCTCTTGCGCCAAGAGTCAAATCAACCTTAAACGGCAAACCTCTTGCTGTTGCCTCGCGTTGCAAACCTGCTTGCGTTGCCGCCGCACCACCACTGGCGCGACCAGTTTGGCTCGCAGCAGGCGCTTCCATGCCCAAAGCCTCACGCACTATGCTTGGCGTGCGTTGAACGGCTTGTGCGGCCTGTCTGCTACCTTGCTGGACTGCTTGAGCACCACGCAAGCCGGTGGCTTCAATAATTGGCAGCGCTTGGCTGGTTGCTTGACCAAACATGCCAACAGGCAAAGCGCCTGGCAGCACTGGTGGAAGCGCTTGAGACAGTTCACCAAGGGCTTGAACCTGCTCTTGCCCTGCCTCTGTCCTTGGCATATATGTAAAACGCTGACCACCAGCCGCAGCGCGTTCGCTGATGGCTCTTGCTGCTTGTGGAGTTCCAAACTGCCCAGCCTGCACTTGTTCTCGCAATCCTGTAAGGCCGCCGCCAATTGTCCCAAGAAGGCCGCCAGTTGCAGCGGTTCCAAGAGTCAACGCGGTTTCACCAGCGCCAATCAAAGCGTTTACAAGGCCGCCTTGGCGCGATGGGACTGGTGTTGTTGCCTGTTGAGTTGCCGCAATGTTTTCATTGCGCTTTGCAACTTCATAGGCTTGAGCAACAGTTTCAAAGTCAGGAGTGCCCCGTTTGTCCCTGTTTTGGACAATCCAGTTTGCGTATTCTGCTGCTGCGGCCATTATCTACCTCCTCGCAAAATTGCATCTGCTTGGCTCATGATGTTGGTCTGAGCCGCTGCCGGCCTTGGGTTTGCATTGGTCGGAATTTGATTAACACGAGCTTGCCTTTGTGCATCAACTCCTGTGCCAGCATATTGTGCATTTACATCTCTTGCAACACGGGTGGTGAAATCGTTAAAACTTTCACCGGGTCGAACGGTGAAGTCGCCAGCAATAAATGTTTTGCCTGCTCTTGTCAGAGTGCCGTTGTTTTGTGCAAGCCAGTCTGTTTTTGCGTTGGAGACCGCTGCATCAATATCTTGCAGTTTCGCCATGCCACGCAAGAACTGAGCAACCAACTTGGAGTCAGCCGTATTTTTTGGGAATCCTGACAAAGCCAGCTCAATGTCTTTATCAGTGGCTGGGCCTGGTGGCAGCGCTTTGATGGCTTGCGAATTGCGAACGCGTGTGTATTCTTGGCGCAATGAGGTCTCGTAGCCTTCAGCACCAATTGCCGATTTTGCAAATTCACTAAGTCGTGAAAAACTTCCGTAACCACCAAGATTCTCAATTCGATTTGCCAAATCATTCATTTGGTTGGCAGACTGCTTTGAGGTTGATGCAAGAATGGCAGAATCATTCACCAGTTTTCTGGTGTCGGCTGGCAATGTGTTGGCTTTTTCAGAAATGCTTGCAAGTTTTTCAGCCACTGTTGCAGCAGTTGTTTGGGCATTAAGATTAAGTTCTGCGGCCCGTGTGCTGATCTGGCTCTGCACGTTTTTGACGTTCCAGTTCTTTTCGTTAAGCCCAGCCTGTTGCAGACGTTCTGCAAACAAAGCTGCAACTGTTGCTGTCTCTGCATCTGCTGCGGCTTTCAATGCTGCCGCCTGCTCTGCTGGACCAGCAAATCTTGCCTTTTGTTGGGCTGAAATTGCGTCAGCAGCAGCTTTTTCAGCCTTTGCCATTTCTTCATTGACTTTAGACGCGTTAAGCAGAGCTTGCTGTCCAGCAGCACCTAACGCCATCAACTGAGGAGCAACTCGATTGATGTCATACGATGGCGCAGTCATTCCAGCACCAACTTGCTGGCCCATGATGTCCTCACCATAAACTTCTTGGCCAGGCCTAAACGCGCCCTGAGCAATGCTTTGAGCTGCAAGTGTTTGCTGTCGCGCCAACTGTGCGTCTTGGCGTTTTTGCATTTCATCTTGACGAACAAGTGCCTGCTGGCGGGCTTTGTCAGCTTCCATTGTCAACATCAAAACACCTTGACCATCACCAATTTGGCGCAGCATCTCAATGCCACGATCAAATGTTCCAAGATCGTTAGGGTTGAGCTGGCTTGCGATCTGCTGACGTGCGCTGATGCGCTGCAACTCAGGGTCTTGTCCACCAAGAGCGCCGCCGATTGCGCCAGCCAAACCATAAGCACCACGGCCAATGGCGTAATTTGCCTGTTGAAATGGATCAAGCCTAGCAAATTGCATTGCCTGCGCATCAGCGCGTTCTTGCTGTTGCTGTTGGTACATCTGTGGCGTAACGCCGAACAGAGATTGGACGATTTCTGCCATGTCTTACTCCTTAGATGAACGCGCCGATGTCTTGATTGCCGTAGGCAAATCCAGTTCCAAAACCAGAGCCGCCAAGGCCAGTCTGCGAAAATGCAGCTCGTCCTCCACCACCAAACAAATTGCCTAAACCAGACGCCAAGGCAGGGTTTTGACTCAGACCCGTCAGCGCTGTGGCAAACGGGTTGTAAGCATCTGCGCGGGCCTGCGTAGCCGCAGCAGCATTGCCGCCCATAAGCAGTGCATTTGCGCCTGCGGTGCTCTGGCCCTTTGCGCCGATGTCAATGCCCAATTGCAAAGGCTGCTGGCCCAAACTCTCCAATTGCCTTGTTTGCTGGAGATAAGCCTCATACGGACCCAAAGCCGCAGTCTGGCCACCGTAACCTTGCGTAAGCAGGTTGCCACCAGTGCCGAACAGACCAGCACCAAAGGCCGTCTGCTGCTGACCGGCTTGCATGGCTTGCGCGGCCAGCGCAGCGTCTTGCTGGGCCAAAGCGTTGTAGTACGCCTCCATCTCAGGGTTGGCAGCGCCGAGGCCCGCAGCACCACTTGGGCGCTCGCCTGTGGCTCCAACGGACAGACCGCCACGGCCAGTCTGGAACAGACGGTTCTGGAGCTGCGCAAACTCACGCTCACGACTTGGGGCCAGCAAGTTCTGCTGCCCAGCCATGTATTGCTGCGCGGCCTGTTCAGGCGACTGGGCCAGGTACTGCTGACCAAGGCCAAACAGACCCTGCGCTGCGCCTTGCAGGGGCGCAAACTGTTGCTGGGCCATTTCGGCTTGGCCCAGCCCGCCGCCTGCCAGACCTAAGAAACGCTCCTGCATGGCCCGAAGTTGCGGGTCCAGCTCGTAACCCGCGCCGACCACGCGGCCTTCGTTTCTCATTCGGGTATCGTAGTTTGCTTTCGCAGCAGCAAAATCTTCAGGTGTTGCAAAATCCGTTGCAACTGGCTCGGTAAGGCCAGGCACACCAAACTGAAAGTTTGACCGACCGAAGCGCGTCGTAATGCCTACCGGGCGAAACCGCGCCTCATTGGCCGCGATTTGCGCCGCCTCACGTTGTGCATCGGCTTGAGTTTGCGCGGCTCTACGGGCTGACCTGCCACCAAGCAAACCCCCGACAAGACTTGCGCCTGCTGCAATAAATGGCATATCAAACTCCAATCAAAACATCATCCACCTTTGACGGGTCTTTCTCGTCGGTGGCGTGAATACAAAACCAAACGCAATCCGTGATCGCCTTGACGCCGTGCGTCAGCCCAGCCTTGATCTCAATACAAGCTGGCGCTTCAATAACTTCTACATCTTCACCTTTCAGCACTGCAACCTTGCCCTTGGCAAGGATCGACAAGTGGCTGAATTCATGCGTGTGCTTCAGGATGGCTGTGCCCGCGCTGAATTGCGCTTCTTTGGCATACAGACCATCGCTGAAGTGATGCGAGATCATGCAGCCTCAAGCGCCTCAATACGGGCAATCGCTTCTTGCAAAGCAGCAGTCAACAAAGGGACCAGCATGGACGCGTCCACGCCTTGGTATTTTGGATTGCCGTTTGCGTCAACCGCATCTTTTTCGCCGAACACGGCATCGTCAACCACAGTCTTGAGTTCGTGAGCGATAAAGCCGTCTGCCACACCTTGCTCAGGTGCAGAAATCCAAGTGAAGTTTCGCGGCTGGAGTTGCTTGAGGCGAGTGACAGCGTTTGCCAGAGGCACGATGTTGGTTTTTAGGCGGTAGTCTGAAGAGGTGTTGTACGCGGTATTGGTGCCGTTGGTCGAGATTGATCCAACTGCTGTTGCACCGGCGCCTGGGCCAGTGGCTACGCCGTAACCAAACAGCGTGAGGGCTGTGCTGGTCGTGTCTGTTGCAAAGGCAGCGCCTTCGTTAGCGCCGTTATTTTGAAACGCAAAGCCACCGATACCCGCTGACGACGATGCGGGTTTTGCATACCCGCAGAAATTACCGCTAACAGTGGTAGCGCCAAACGACGCGCCTGCGCCCGAGGTGGTGAATCTAGCCTGACCAGAAAACGTCTTTTGACCAGAGATGGTCTGCGTATCGGTCGTGGTCACGATGCCCGCACCAGTCAAACTTGAAGACCCAGTGCCGCCGTTGGCAACTGCAAGGGTGCCTGTTACGCTGCTTGCTGGTAGGCTGCTTGCAGAGTCATACTTTGTCGCAACCGCAGTCGCAATGTTGTTGAACTCCGTGTCAATCTCGGTGCCCTTAACGACTTTGTTGGCGTCGCCAGTTGTCAGCGCGTCCTTGGCCGCAAAGTTGACTGTTTTCGTGTAGTTTGACATGGTTGCTCCTTATGCAAGTTTGCCAGTTTTGGTTTGGATTTCGATCTTTTGGAATGAAATCGGAAACCCGTTGATGTCGATCTCAAAACCTGTTTGGATGATTTTACCTGCCCCGTTGCCGTATGCAGTCAATTCTTGCAAGCTGATGCCCGCTGCGTACTCAGCAATGTTGTATTCGCCAACGCCGTACTCAGACACGGCTTGCGCGGGAATAGAAACTGTTTGCGATTGGTAGCTGGCTGAAAAATCGTAGCCCCAAAACACGGATATTGCTTGGTTGCTGCCGCCTACGACAAGCACCTTGATCTTCTTGATGATCGAGGTCAACCCGTCTTTACCCAGGTCAGCGTTGTTCGTGTAGTACTCCATGCGGTACGACGAACCGCCGTCTTGATAGCCGGTGTATTTGGTCACAAAGCCGGTTTGGCCGATGAGCAGATCGCCGTTGCGACGAGCGCAAAAACTGCGCGGCGCAATGTTGTCCCATATCGTCACGCGGTAAGAGCCGTCTTCCAAAGTTGTCTTTGTGTCAAAGCAAAACACCTTACCCGAGGATGGGCAAGTTAACAGGTAAAAACCATTCTGCTCAGAATAGACGGACCTCAACTGCGTGTCTGACTCACTTGCGATTGTGGCCAGAAAATCGTTTCTGATGTTCTTCGACAAGTCGCCCAGCGGCGCAGACTTTTCTTGCACTGTTCGCAAAACCGAACGCAAGCCGCTGCCGCTTAGAAAAACGACATCTTTACCTGTGTTTTGAATCGTGTCCCGCGCTATACAGCCGACACTTGATATCGTATCGGCAAGCGACATGGTTGCTGGCGTCGTGGCGTTTGCGTAGACCAAGATTTGCCGTCTGCCGAAGATGAACAAAAATCCATTGTGCGCCGCCAAGCCTGTGATCTCATCCGCGCCATTAGACCAGACGCGGGAGACGTCGAGCGAACCTGCGGTGCCGGTAGACCAGACATGGCCGGACAACAAATCACTGAACGACACGGTTGTGTTGTTGGTGGTTGTGTTGGCTGCCCAGATACGGCCATACGCAGAGATCGCCACGTTTGCGTTTGGTACAGTTCCGACGTAGCCTGTCTTTTCGGAAACGCGGCGGAAAGTCGTGGTGGACACCGCAGGGTCGTAAATGATCGGGTCGTTATCTATCTGGAAAAAATACACGACGCCGTTAAGGCTTGCAGCTTGCCAGTTGCCTGCGTTGAACACTGGCGCAGTTCCGCCGCCGCCGTAGGTCAATTCAACAACAGTGCCCAGCCCAGCAACGCCGGATGTGTATTCGGCAAGAGGCACTGCGTTAGAGCCGTATTCGGCGATGTTGTATTCGGCCACAGCGCCTGCTGTCGCCAAACCCAGTTTGAAAAGTTTGCCGTTGCCAAAAAACAATACGGTAAGCGTGCCGTTTGTCTCAATCAACTCATGGATAACTGTGACTTGATTCGAGCCTAGCGCGCCGCTGGTTGTGTTGACGTTTTGGTAGCCTTGCCGAGCGCCAACGCGGCCAAACTTGTCGATTACGCAATTTAATGCGACGCCAGCAAACCCGTTCGATATTTCTAGCGACGGGTCTTGCGTGTTCAGCCCCAGAAAACCTGGCGCTGATACGCTGTTGACAGTAAGCTGCTTGCTCATATCGCAACAAATTCCTGATTTTCTGGATAGCGTGTGCTTTCCAACGCGATGTAGTCGGCCAACATTGTCCGATACAGTTGGTAGGCTTCCGACGAACTCAACCCCCCGTCTTCGCCGCGCTCGACTAAAGCCCTAGCGTAGGCATTTTGCACCACCAACACGTCGGGGACCAACACTGCGGTTGAATCTGATGCCAGTGTGGCTTGGGGTACTGTCAGTGAAAACAACAGGTTGTAGACGTTATCTGGCCGGGCGTGCAGCACCACTTTGGTGTCGCCGTTGCCGTCCACACCATCAAAAGCATAATATTCGGGGATGCCGGTGACGGTCGGCACAAAGTTCTGAAAACGGTTCATCTGCACAAAACTGATGTTTTGCAGTCCAACATTCGCTGTCGTGTTGATGGCGTCCATTACCTGAAATTTCTGACCAGCACCAGTCAGCGAATAGATATATGTTCCAGAAGTTGTGACCACAGTCACATTTTGGCCCAAAACATTCCAGCCGTAGGCGTCTTCAATCTGGCGTTTAGCGTCGTTGACGAATCGGCCAATTAAAGTCGAGTACGAATTGAGGGCGACAGTGCTCACCGTTGGCTCGCGCAAACGGATCAGCACATCATTTACAAGTTCTAAAAAAGTCATAATCTGGTCAGCCCTTCGAGTTCGATTGTTGCGATCACTGTAAATGTAGACCCTGACTCACTTGTGGCCTTCAGAATATCGCCCTCTTCTAGCACCATGTATGACTCGCCAAAATCGAAATTTGTCGTCAATGACGTGACCTGCTGCTGGTAGCTGATGGAGTAGGTAGTCGATGCGGATGTGTCTGTCCAGTCAAGCGAAATGAACTTGTTGCTGCCTGTTTTGTTGACAGCGCGGATCAGTACAATTTTCGCGTAGTAACCTATCGGGCAAGTAAACACCGATGTCAGCGTGTTTGCCGTAAGGTTGGCTGCGACAGACAGTGCTCTCATTTCTTATTCCTCGCTGAGATCGCCTTGGCTTTTGCTTTGGCGTCCTCTTTGGATGACGCGCCCCAAGCCTTCAAAGACAAGAGCAGCCGGGTGGGCTTGCCGTCTTTCATCTCAGGTCCAGGCATATTGCCCATGCGTGCTAAGAAGGAGGCCCTACGAGGGTTGTCGCCCGACTTCACGGGGGCTTTAAGATCACCCCCGGTTGACGCATTATAAGACGCCCGGCCCTTGGCGTTCAAGCCCCCAGTCTTGGATTGTCCTTCTTTGCGTTGCCAGGCAGGCGTTTTCATTTTTTCTTCGCCGTCTTAGCCGCAGCCTTGAAGGCCGCAGCGGTTGGAGCACCCTTGGTGCCGGGTTTGCGCATCTTTTCGCCAGAACCCGCTTTGATGCGCTCTTTCTTGGCTGCGATGTTGGCGTAGAGACCGGGCTTCATTTTTTCTTCGCCTTACCAGCTTGCGACAGTGCAATAGCGACTGCCTGTTTCTTAGCTTTGACGATAGGACCACCCTTGCCGGAGTTCAATTCACCAGCCTTGAACTCGCGCATGACCTTGCTGATTTTCTTTTCGGCTTTGGTTTTCATACCAACTCCGTCACAGAAAACGTCGCCGCAACAACCCCCGCATCTTTGATAACCGCGATCTTTTGACCTGGGCTAACCGCGATGATTTCCGTGAAATTATTGGGCATCATGGGTGAGGTGGTAATACTCGCCGTTGGGTTTGCGCCAATTTGAAAGTGGCAATGCCCCGAAGAACATGAGATGCGGATCATTGTGGTATTTGCACCAAACGCGGTTGATTGAACGCTGGAGTTGGTGACGGTAAAAACCTGCGTGGTGCCCAGACTCGGAACGCCTAGCGCAACTTGGTTGGGGTCAAGTTGAAAGGTAGACATCAGTAGCCTTTCTTGGCTTTGTTGGTTGCGGTGCGAGAGCCGCGAACAGGCATGGACTTGACGGGCTTGCCCGTCTTCATCGACATCTCTTTGGCTTCTTTTTTGCCCTTGGGTGTGTAGGCAAACTTCTTTGTTCCGACCATTGGCATGATGTGCTCCTTAAATGGTTACTGCTTTACGAGGCCGACCCATGCGCTTTACGGGCGCAACTGGCGTCATTGGTAATTCTTTGCTGGCCTCTTGGACCGGCACTTGCTCATCTTGTTCATCAACCAAAACGTAACCGGCGTGGCCGCGCATTGTGTCGATGTCATGTTGCAGCGTGAACGTCACCGTATTACCACTTTGCAAACAACGATATGTAGCCATGATTTTCTTTCTGTAGAAAGGGGGCCAAAGGCCCCCGTTTCTATTTAGATTACCGCCCGAGCGATAATAAGTTGCAATGTGCAAGCCGCCAAATTGACGGAAGTGCCAGTTGGGTTGTAGGTCACGATTGTCACCGTGTTGGCAGCGGAAACGTGTGCCCGTTTAACCAAGCCCACCTCGCTGACAGAGTGTGAAAAACCGAGAACCATGTCGCCCAGCGCGACGCCGGGCACTGTTACGGTGTCTGTATCTGTTGCACCACCAGCGACAGCGCCAGCGTCAAGAGAACAGCTTACATCCCAAGTGTCTGTAAACAGACCTCGGAATTGGTCATTCCCGCGACGGGAATTAATTGCGGTTGCAGCAGCCATTTCTATCTCCTTAAAAAGATGCCCCCGGCTTGTGACCGGGGGCTATTCATTAGGCTGGTACAGCCAAAGCGAAGGCAGCGGATGCGTCAGCAGCAGTGCTGGTGGCGTTGGTACGCAGAGCCTTCACGCCGTACAGAGTGTCAGCAGTGAACAGGGTACCGAGGTATTCCTGCTTGTACTGAGTCTGTGAACGGATGCCGATCTGCTCAACCAACACCATCGAATCGCGGTGGCCCATCAAGCAGATACGGTCAGCGCCGCTGTTACCCGCGCCGGTGTCGGCGTTGGAAGTAGCGAACACGGCCATACCGTAGAGCTGACCGATTTCACCGTTGCGGATGGCGTCGCCGTTGCCGACAAATGCCTGCTCAGTGTAACGGGCCAGACCCATCAGGGTGTTGCGGCTCGAAGGAGGGATCAGGAAGAAACGGCCATCCATAGGGACGTCGTTGTCATCCAGGCGCTGGATGGTGCGGCGGATAGCAGCATCAGTCAGTGCGGCAGCGTTAGAGCTGGTGCTGTTGTAGGCGGTAGTGCCGTCAGAACCAACGAAAGCCTTGGTGCTGGTGTTGCTGGTTGCGTAGTCGTTGGTGCCCACGGTAGCGCCGTTGAAAGCGCGGCCCAAGCGAACCAAGTCAGTGTCGATGCGGCGAGCCAAGGCATAGCCAGCGTCTTCTGTGTAGAAGGAACGCAGCGATGTCAGAGCTTGCACTTCGACGATATCTTCGATCAAGCGGCTGTATTCGTAGTGTTGGTTGATCAACACTTGAATGTTGGTTTCGCTGTTGGCGATCAAAGTCACAGCATCCGTTGCGACCTTGGCCGAGGCGTTGCCACGGGCAGGGCTAGGGATGTTAATGGTGTCACCCTTCTTGCCTTTGAAAGACATCTTCTTGACCAGGTTGGCCAAGACGAGGTTTTTCTTGTAAGAGGCAACAATTTCATCACTCCAAATTTCTGGAATAAATGCTGCTGCGGAGGTGGTGGTTACCGAGTTGGTTGGGGAAAATGCGGTGTTTGCCATGTTAAAAGCTCCAGAGTTAAATTACCTTACACGCCCTTCAGAGTACGCCTGCATGATCTCATCACTCAGTGTTTCGTACCTTGCCGGGTCTGTCATCTTGAGACGAATGAGGTCGGCTCGTCGGTAGACTCGTTTTGAACTCTCGCCAGACCCACCAACATCAACTTGCGCGGCTTTCATGCTCTTGGTCCGTGCGGCATTACCTGCCTGCTCAGATTCTTTAGCCTTGATGCCTCGAAGTTGCTTGAAGGTAGACAACAACTCATTGGCCGAATCATAGTCAAACTCACCATCGGCTTTTGCGTAAAGACCCAAACGCACAGGTGAAGATTTCACCCAGTTTTGGAACTCAGAATCGTTGACCACTTGGGAGTAGTCAGGGTGATCCTGCGCCAGCTTTTGCTGAATCTGCATCCGTTTGAAATCTTGGCCCGCTTGGCGTGCCGCGAGAACATCTGGGTGCCTATCAATCGTTGCTTGAACTGCTTTTTGAGGGTTCTCAAAAAAGTCAACTTCAGGTTCGTCCTCCTGAATACGCTGCTGCTTAGAGCTGAGATTCTGCTTGAGCAACTCGTCAGCTAATTTACGGACTTCGCCGACCTCTTGGGCCTGCTTGCCAATCAGCTTTTCAGCTTCTTGGTGCATCCGCACAACTTCTTCAAGACTTTTGGCCCTGTATTTCTCAGGAAGTTCTTGCGCCGGTGTTTTCGCTTCTTCAATTTCGAGTTCGCCTAGCGGCTCAGATTCATTGTCAATCAACATATTGGGTTCCTGCCAAAATGGTTGTAGGATAATCAACTCGGCGCTGTGCGCTTATGAGTTGGCTTTGCGCTCGGCGTTCAGCTTCTCAGTGTGCCTGTGCTCAAACCGTCCGTAAGCAGACGGGAAGTGCCCAGACCAACCTTCAAGGTTGAACTTCGGTGCGCTTACGATGCGGTGGGCGAACCCCCCGCACCCGCACAGCACGCTGGTAGTCTCATAACCAACCAGAGTCTCTGTGCGCTGCCCGCAATCGCAGGCAAATTCATACATTCTTTTCATTCAAATCCTCGTATGCTCGTTCGCTGACCCCTTTCAGGGTTTTCAGCCAAGTCAGGATAGAAATCTCGCCTTTGCGAAATTGTAGACTTTTTTCATCGGCAATGGTAGAGACATTGTTCATTGCCTCCAACATTACTTCTACGTCTTCCATCAGATCAAGCCAGCCTTGCCGAGAAAACAGGTCAAATCGGTCTTCGTAATATTTTTGCAGTTCTGGTGTCATTTATGCGTCCAAAGTAAAAGTTCAGGCGATTATGGAGCCATCAATGACTGCCAAAGCGTGTTTGGTGTGCAAAATGCGGTCATCCAAACCGATTGTGCCGCCGTTGATCTTTCTTGTAAGCGCCAAAGTGTTGCTCGTCTCGGCCAATCCATTTAGCTTCTGGGTGTCCCAAAACCAGCCAGCGGTCATGGCAGCGTATTGAGGTGTTGACACTAGGTCTGGCTCCATGATAAAGTCCACGCCAAGTGCTTGGCCTGCATGAAAATAGTTTGCCGACCCAGTCAGCTGGATGCAACCACGACCGCGAAAACGAAAGCCATCACCAGAAGCCTCGTCCCGATTGCCCATGCGGTTGCCGTAAATACGGTTTGCAATTTTCTTTGGTTGTCGTTCATATGCAGCGGCCTCTTCGGGCGTGAAGCCCCATGTGCGCTTGGGTGTGCGGGGAAACAGTTTGAGCAGCGTTGCCGCCCGGTAATTTAAATTCTCTTCCAGCAATCGGAAGTTGGCGCTCTCATGGCCGCACTGACCGATAAACGCTGCCTGCTGGCGTGGTGTCAGGATATTGAATCGGTCAAAGGTGGCGTTCAGCGCATCCACCCACTCAGGGCCAATGTGCAGCTTGTTGAGTTGGTCAGCGTTGAGCATTGATGATGTTCCTCATATTGTCGTATGCGTCGATGCAGGCGTTCAGTTGGTTAATGGCTTTGTCCCCATCGGCTGCAATCTGTGCAATCAGTTGGAGGGTTTGGCGCTCGGCGTCACTGGGACCAGTATCTGGGTCAGGCGCTCGGTCAGATTGGCTTGGCGCTTGGTTGCTATCTCCGCTGGCAACGGGGGCACTTGGGGCGGCTTGTACGCAACTTGCGGAGGGGAAGCGCACCCGACCAGAAGCAATGAGGCGATTGAGATCAGTTTGCTTTTGAGCGACAACATCGTTGGCCTTTCTTAATTCGGTTTCTTTGTCAGCAACAGCCTTGACCATCTCTTGCTCTTTGGCCCTTGCCTCTTCGTTCTTTTTGGCGATCTGTGCCTGCATTTCAGCATCACGGTCGCCCCAGCCACTGTTGTAGCCGTACTTGTAGATTGCAAAGATGGCCAGCAGCGCCAGCAGCACTGCAATGCCTGTACGCTGTATGGAGGTCATGCCGCCTCTTTCCGAGCCGCTGCAATCTCTGCACGGTCCTCTTCAGGCTCTTGATAGTCTGGTGGCGTTGTCGGTGGTGGGCCGGGAGTCCAGCTCTCGTCCAGTTCTGGGTTCTTCCACACAGGCATAGCGCCAAAAGGCTGGCTTGGAAGGCCATACGCAGACTGTGGAGGCGCATAACTACTATTACCGTACCCACCCCCCATTGGCTGGCACATCGGCTGCTGTGGTGGGTAAGGTGAAAATGCTTTAGCTGCTGTGGACACAGCACGCTTGCCCACAATGCCGCCGATGCCGCCCACAATCAGCAACACGATGTCGTTGAGCATCTTGGTATAAGCCTGGTCAATGGGGGCCATCGACTTGATCGGCTGCGTCACAAAGGTCACTGAATACAGCAGGGCAAAGACAATGCCAGCCAGGATCATGGTGATCATGATGACCACAAAGCCCCATACCCTGACCTCAATGGCCTCGGCACTTAACCGATCTTCAGGGCTTAACTGGTTCGGCTGGTTTTGTTGCATCAATTTGTTTCTCCAAGATAGGGGCCACCAAATACTCAGGACATTGCTGCGTGAACAAACACTTGGGCTTTTGACAGTCTGGTTTGTGGAAGTTGTCAGGGTTTTGGCACGGGTATCGGTATCGGTCTTCACAGCCGACCAATGCCAACAGCGCCAAAACAAACAATGCAATTTTCATATACCTAATTTCTCCAAGAATGCTTCAATGACTCGGTTGGCAATGTCTGGTGGCAAAAATTGCAGCACCTTAAATCCGACCCAGACAAAGGCCAGATAACAGTTGATTTTGAGCCACTTGTCAAAACCATCTTTGACTTCTTTCCACTTGTCCACATTAACCGCACCCGTAGTCAGAGCAATAAAAGATAAACTCAAGAAGAATCCAAAAGATGATGATGGCGATCACAGAAACCAGCGTGATGGCAATGGTCAACTCAATCACCTCTTTGCGCCTCTTGGAGGCATTGAGCGCCCTGGCAGCCTCTCGGCGCTGCTCGGCAATATCTTCTTTGTTCATCTCCGCAACACGCTCTTGGATCGAATTCCAAACGTCCATGTTGTTGGTAGAGAAAAACATCCCTTTGAGTTGTTCTTCAAAATCCCTCTGAGCCTTTAGCGCCAGTTCGATCTCGATGGCCTTGCCCATGTTTGAGCCGCCAGCCTTCTTGGCCGCACTTGCGGCCTTAGTGGCCGTGTGCTTGGCGTCAAAATATTTGCCAATCAGTGGGCCAAGGCTTGAGACATCATCAACAGTTTTTGATGCCTTCTTAATCATGTTGACAGCCGCACTTACTGCGGCCATCGCGCTCACTGGATCGATCATCTCAACACCTCAACAACAACTTTGACCGTCCAAATGACAAGCCCGACAAGGAGTATTGCCGCGACGATAGCCTCGGCAAAATCTCTCATGGTCAGAGCCCAAATACCTTCTTGACCAGCTCAGCCGCAACACCGGGGCCAAGCAGTACAGCAGCGATCACAGCGTAAAGCAGATACTCGATCTTGGCCATGCGCTTGGAGCCTGATTCAAAAGACTTTTGGATGCCCTCATAACGATGGGCGCAAACTTGCTCGTGCGTGGTCAATCTAGCCTCCGTTGCGTCAATCTGTTCGCTCATCTACTGCTCCAAAAAATCAGGCCCAAACTCGCCGAGGCAGTGTAGGGTGTACTTCAAAGCCCTGCAAGGCTTCAGCGTCTTCACCATCCACTAAGCGGATGTTGATGTGCCAGCCAGAGATTGCAACAGGCTCTGCTTCAGGATCGTCTTGACGCTCGTACAGAACACCAAGCGTGTCAATGTTGGCTTAATTGCTGGATAAAGGTTTTGGATGCTCATGTTGTTTCCTTATAGCGAAGTGATTGTTTCCCAAGCAACGCCTGAGTAAACACTGAGCTTTGCAAGTGTGGTGTCAAACACCATCAGGCCAGCAGCAGGAGAGACAATAGCGTTCTTCTGCGTTGTGGTCATGTTGGGCATCCTGACGCCCTTGGTGGTGCTTTGAGCGTCTAGGATGGCTGAGGCGTTGGCGGTTGCACCAATACCTACGTTACCCGCGCTGTCGATACGCATAGCCTCCGCACCGCCTTCGGAGAAAGCAATAGTGTCAGCGGCGGGGAAGAAAATACCCGTGTTGGTGTCGCCTGTTGTGGTGATGGCTGGAGCCGCAGCAGTGCCTGCGGAGAAAGTAGCCACACTACTAGCAGAAATTTTATAAGCCTGAGTGTTACCGTAGACAATCAAGTCTTGCTGTACGTCCAAAGCCGCAACAGAAGTTGGGCCAGTCAGTTGGATGTCAATGCTTGGTACTGTGTACTGGAATACGGTGTCGTTGGTTGTACCAAGCACATACATCTTTGTGCCGTCGGGCTTGATGTAAATGCCTTGAGGCGCTGTGTCTTGACCAGAAACACTAAACACGTTGACAAAAACTGATGTGCTGATGTCCCAAGGCGTTGTAAGGTTGTAGACGTTAACGTCATCACCAGTTGCACCAATGACAAACATTCGTGAGCCATCTCCCGTAAACGTCATTCCGTTTGGAGTTGCTTCTTGGCCAAAAATTGAAAGCGACTGCAAAAATGTTGCTGTTGATACGTTCCAAGCAGTTGATAGCGTGTATTGATAAACAGAATCTGGGTTAGTGCTTCCGACCATGTACATTGACAGGCCGTTTGGTTTAAACCAGAAACCGTTGGGTGCTGTGTCTTGCCCTGCAACAGAAAAGGAAACGCTGTCATAAGACGCTGTTGCAACAGACCAAGGGGTGCTTAGTGTGTACTGATACACGCTATCATTGGCTGAACCAAGCACATACATTTTTGTCCCATCAGCACGGAAAAATACGCCAGTTGCCGCCCCATCTTGGGCGTTGACGTTAAAGCTGGTTGCAAACACCGCAGATGAAACCAACCATGCCGTAGACAGGTTGTACTCGTTTACGTTATCTGTGCCACTTCCAACAACATACATCTTCAACCCGTCAGGGCTAAAGAACAAATCGGTTGGAGTTGTCTCCTGCGCTGCAACAGAAAAAGACACACTGTCGTAGCTTGCCCCAAGCACGTTGACGTTGCTCAGGATGGTGTTGCCAGTAACATTTAACTGGCTAAAATTGCCATTTTGTAATGCTGTAATCTGCGTCTGCAAGCTAGTCAATGTATCTAGAACACTTTGGCTTGTGCCGCCGCCGTTGGTGATGACCTTGATCTTTTCCGCCAGGTCGGGAGCCACGACCTCGCCCACATTGATGCTGCGGCCAGACGACAACCCAATGATCAGGCTGCCGTCAAAGTCAATGTGCGCGTCCACAACCGACACGCCATCTTCACCGTCGCTGCCATCCATGCCGCGAGCACCGTCCATACCGCGTGGGCCTGGCGCGCCATCTTTGCCATTGCGCCCGTCTTTGCCATCGCGTCCGTCTTTACCGTCGATGCCATTGCGGCCATCTTTGATGGTGGAGACGCGCTTTTCAATGACCGTGGTTACACCATCGTACTTCTCACGGATGTCAGCGTCAATTTTCTTGAGCGCTTGAATGACCAACTGCACGTTGCTCGCAACTTTGCGCTTTTGCATCTTTTCTACGCTCAACATGAAGTCATCAACTTCACTCAACACATTGTCCGCCAAATCGTCGATGCTTGAGCTACCAAAAATTTTATCTATTGCCATTTGTCAACTCCGTGTTCAAGGTTTCGAGGAACTCGTTTTCCGCGTCCACAACATTGTTCTTTGCGTTGTTCATCTGCAACTCAACAATCTTGCTCTTGTTCTTGATGTCGGCTTCCTTGAGCATCAATTCCGCGATCTTAACCCGCTTGTCAAACTCATTGCTTTCGTTGCCAGCGGGCAGGTTCTTGGTGGTTGATGCGATCACCTTGGCCTGTACTTCTTGCGGCATCAGTTGCGCCTCGGTCATCAGCTTGGTTGCCTCTGCCCGGTTCTGCTCGGCCTGCGTGGTGTTGACCGCAATCTGCGCCTGCGCTGCTTGCATGGCCAGCTGTTGCTGGGCCTGCTGCATGGCTTGAGCCTGTGGGTCTGGCTGGCTCATCTGGTCGAGCGCTGCCATCAGCTCATAGCGGTTGGACAGTGAACTGTTGTTCATAATGCCCTTCAAGATCAGAGGCAGCACTGGGGTGTTTGGACCCAGTGTCTGCAAGAGACCGATGAACTGCTGCTGCTCGTACTCGCGGGCGATGATGCCTAAAGTGGCAGTCGGAATGAACTTCATGTCCACGCTCGGGTAGCGCTCGGGGTCGAACTGCATGTACCTGAACGCCGCTTTTTGGATGAACGGGATCAGGAAGTCTTCTTGGAAGTTGACCAGCGTGCGCTTGTACTTCTTGATGACCGTGGCCACAGCCATGCTCATGCCCGCGCCGTCGCGGTTGGTTTGGCTGACCATGCCCTGACTGTCCAGCGTGCCAGTGGCTTGCAGCAGCATACGCTCGAACTCTTTGGCCGTGTTCAGGTTGTTCAGACTCGTCTCGCCGAACTTGAACGGGTACAGAATTTCGGCTGGGTTGCCGTTGACCATGAACGCCTTGCCCGGCTTGACCTCGAACCGAGCGCCGCGTGGCAGACGGGTGGCGTCCATGCCCATCATGGGGCTGGTCGTCAGCGCCAGCGAGTCCAAGTGGCTGCGCACCTGGGCGTCAATCGCCTTTTGCATGTTGTAAGACTTCTCCACCGTGCCGCGACCGAGTAATCTGTTCGGCACAGTGTCGTCTTGGTACGTCAGGACCGGGCGGTCCTTCATCATGTACGGATTTTCTTCTGCTTTGAGCAGCAGGCTACCGTTGGCGATCACGACAATCGCCTCCACCATGTCCGAATAGTCTTCAGCAGCCGAGTCGTCTGGGAACAAGTCTTCGACTTCAACGTCTTTTTCCGTCAAGTATTCGCGTGGCACCAGACCGTAGTACTTCAACACCAGCACTTTTTCGTCGCGGTACTGACTCATCTCCTGAGTCGGCTCCAGATCGGTGTCCTCATACGTCGGTGTAATGTTCACCTTGCGGTAGATTCCCTTTTCGATGCCTTCGACGATCTTGTGGATGCCCACATACGACTCAATCGCCACGCCCATGCAGTCATCTACAGACGTGCCGTTGGGGTCAAACAAGAAATTCTTGGGGTTGATTGGCATGATCTTGACCGCAATCCGGCTCTTTTCCACCACACCGATGGCCGCTTGGCCAACTTGCCCTGGGATCGCCTGCGTTGCCGGTTCGAAAATCTTTTCCGTCTTGACAACGATCTCGCCGATACCCGTGCCGTAGATTTCGGCCATCAGCTCGATCTGATCAATCGCTTTTCGGATTTTGTCCTGCTTGAAGTCCTCCGTGAGCTGCGCTTTGAGCATCTCAACATCCAACGGGTTGCCGTTGACGTCTTTGAGGTCGTCTTCAATGTCGAAAAAGTCGCCCTGACCGAAGATCGCTTCCATGATCTCCGCGTGCCGGGTCTCGACTGCCTGCTGGGTGGCAGGCGTCACGATGCGTGAGCGCTCAGAATCGCGTGTTTTGTCCTCTGCCGCCCACTCACCACGGAAAATGCGCTCGTATTCGAGGTAGTCGTCCAGAAAGTTGGTGTTGCGGTAGTCGCGCCAGCGGTCGCAATGGTCAACGACGAAAGCCGTCAGCTCCTTGTCGTTCTCTGTCGGCTCGTCGAACTCATTTTGATCCATTTTTGACCCCTATGTCGGTGGCTATACCCCCGATATTACATCCATCGGCTGCCAGTCCTCGTCATCAGCGTCTTCAAAGTAGCTGGTGACGGCCAACTGGTCGATGTACGACAGCGCATCCGGCAGATCGTCATGGACGCCCTGCGACGGGAACATCAAAAGCTGGTCCACGAACACATCCCAGTTCTCTTCGCTGTTCAGGGTGATTCTACCGTGTTCAAATCGGCCTTGCAAAGACCAAATTACCCTGTCTGTTTTCTTTCGGTTGCCGTGCGTCAGGTCCACAATATGGCTGTAGACGTTGTTTTTTCGCATCAGGTCGCTCAGATACGGCAGAACCGCGTTTTTAAGCGCGCCTCGTTCGATCCCGATGCTTAAGGGCCTGTAGTCTCGCATCTTCATCAGTATTTTCGCCGCCGTCTCGCGGATGTCCCAGCGCCCGTGCTCGATCTCTTTCACGAACCACTTGCCGTCGTCCGTCACCTTGACCACCGCAATCGCCGACTCGTCCAGCCGCTTCTTGCTGTTCGCCGCCTGCTTGGCCACTTCTTCAAACCCGGCCAGATCCACCGCCACGAAGTAGCTGCCGTAGTCCGGCTCTTCGCCGTACTTGATCCACTCCTCTTTGAAGACATCCGCACCCGCGTTGCTGAAA